TACTAAAACTGTATCACCTAATCTAATACCATGCTCTCCAGCAGCTATTGTGTTACCATCAACATCACTGATAATTGTAAACATATTGTCAGAAGCATCGTCGTTACCACCTACAGCATCTTCACAAGTAGCTGTATAAGCTAAATGTAATCTACCTTGTTCAGACCATGCTACTCTGTCAGATGCAGAAGCTTCTTCAGCTCCCACTTGGGATAAAAATCCCGAAATTGTTCTTTTACCGTAAATCTCAGCTTCCTTCTCCATAAGATCTGGTAAATATTGTTGTGCCCATGCGCTACCAGCTCCAGTAAAATCTACATAATTTGTAGATAATGTTTGTTGCCTTGGTGCAGCATCAGGACCACTTGCACTTGTAATTGCCATTTTTTATTTATTTTTAAAGTTTATTATTTGTTTTTAATTTTAAACTTAAAGTTAGGAGAATCATCACCAAGCACTCTGAATTTAGGACCGCTAGTATTATCATTAGAAAATGATTGTCTAGGGTTCATATTTACGTTTTTAGCTTTAGCAACGCTATTTTTCATAGCATCTGCTTTACCTTGTTCGTAAAAGTGATTAGCAATAGCATCAGCGTTCATTGCTGTAAATAAAGATTTGTGATATCCTTTTGCATCTGACATTTCATTATTTTTATTCAAAAACTTTTTGACAAAATTATTAATATCGCTTTGAGTATCTTTAATCTCCTTAGCATTCTTCACATTAAACCTATATTTTTTCTCGCCGACGTTGTATTCAAAACCTTTGAATTTATCGTTAAAAACTTGATCAGTTTTATTTAAAAAAGTATCAGTTTGTTTTTTTGCTATTCGTTCAGTTTCTTCTGACTCCTTGTTATATCTATTAAAGAAATTTACAGCTTTTTGTTGTTCTTGAGTCAACTTTGACCCAGCTTTAATCTCTTCATAGTATTTGGACTTTTGCCCGTCCAGGTGGGCTTTAGCGTTGGCAACTTGCTCTTTTAACGCTATTTTTTTCTTTTTTATATCTCTTTCTTCATCAACTTCTTCATCATATGAAAATGAATCATCAATTAAAAATTCTATTTCATCAGATGATAAATGAGATTTAGTTTGTTTATAGTACTCTCTAAGCACTGTCATATCGTCATAACTAGAAAAATCTTGATTAAGACGTACGTAATCTTCTAATGTACCACCGGTTTCTTCCATAAAATCTACAACTTTTTGTAAATTCTCTGGTAGTTTTTTCCCAGTCTCTGCTTCTTCTATTTTAGCGTCTATTAACTCTTCTGTAAGTTCGGTTGCTTCATCTTTAACTTCTTCTTCAGTTATTTCTTCTAATACTGGAGTTTCTTCTTGTGTTTGCTCTTCCGGTTGTACTTCTTCTTGTTTTTCTGTGGACTCGGTGTTATCAGGCTCTGTAGCCACTCCCTCGTCGACAGGGTTATCTTTTTTAACTTCATCTTCTTTTGGTTTTGGGGGTTTATTTAAATCTACTTTTATAACATCATCGTTATCAGCTGTTTCAAATTTTGTTTCTTCAACTGGCTGTTCAGTTGGTTGTGTAGTTTCTTCAACTACTTGTTCAATTTTTTCTTCTTCCATAATATAATATAATAATTAATAATTCACTACATGTTACCTAAATTCAAAGCACCTCCTATACTATCATTACCTGCAGATTCAAAGTTTTTAGGCGCTTTACCATTATTTCTTTGATCTATAAGTTCACTTTGTTGAGTAGCTTGAATTTTTGTTCTTTCATCTTTACGATCTTCTTTTACATTTTCTTTTTTATCAACAGCATCTACCTCCATTTGACGTAGTTGCATGTTGTATTGGAACTCTTGTTCCATCAATTGTTTCTTTAACTCCATTTCTTGTTGGAGTTGTTGAGCTTTTAAATCCGCTTTAGCTTGTTCTAATTGAATTTCTCCTTCAATTTTCTGTTGATTAGCTTGCATGTCAGCTTGTGCTTTTGCTTGAGTCGCTTGTTGATTTGTTTGCGATTGCATTTGCATGTTTCTTTCTTGTAATTGTTGGTCTTTTTCTAGCTTTTTCTCTCTTCTTATTTTTAAAAGTTGATTAGCTAGTTTAATATTTTTAATTTCTCTAAGATCAATAGCATCAGCAAGTTCTATTAGTTGTTGCTGCAAAGCCATTTGAAGATTATTCTCAAGCATTTGCTTTTCTTCTTCGTCTGGCATTAATTCTATAAATATACCAAAATCATATAAATGTAAATCCTTCATCTCTTTTAACGTTGCCACATTATGAGCACCCACTTGCTGTATAAAAGCATCGGCTGTTGGAGAATATTCCAATATATCTGATATTCTAAGCGATAAACATTGCGCAACTTCAGATGTTAAATATAAACCTCCTTGCAATATATGTCTTGTTGCAGTATTTGAATTTGCCGCAGCTAATTTCTGCACCCCAACTAAAGCATTTTTATCTGGAGTACTACCGTCTCTAGCTTCATTAAGTCCGGTTACATCTCTTATCATTTGTAAGTAATAATTGTAATTACCTATTAGAGCTTGCATTTTCTGTCCACCAGAACCTGATTGTATTTCTTGAATAGGTACTTTACCTGGATTCATATCACCATCTACGGTCATTGATCTACCAATAACAGATCCAGTTTGGAAGAACATGTTTAAAGCTTCTTGAGGATTATAATTTGTTCCATTACCTAAATCTATTTCAGCAAGCCCATCTGCATCTAAATAAACTCCATCTGGAACCATTCTTGATAATACTTGCTGTAGCTTTAGATGTGTAAGTTGGATCATGTCAGCAAAACCAGTAATACGTTTTACTAAAGATTCAATTCTACCTTTATACATTCTTGGTGCTACAATTGCATAATTCATTTTTACTTTAGTAAAATCACTTTTAGGACGCATCATATTTTTAGCCATTTCCCATTTAAGTAATTTTCCACTACCCAATATCATAGCACCATCATATAAACATTCTATAGACCTATGTAACTTGCCGAATCCTCCTTCTAAATCTTCTGGTGGATTGAAAGTATCATCTTTTGGTAATATTTTATCTGCTCCACTACCAGTTTCTTTTACTTTATAAACCTCATTCATATAAGTTTTATAATTAAAATATAAGACTTGAACTTTATTATTATCTTCTTCTCTTATATTAGACCCAGTAGTATTATAATTTGTTTGACGAGGGTTTTTCTTTTGTACTATTTCTTCTAATTCTATTTCCGTTAAATGTGGAAATTGTTTTACAAGTTCATTTATAGGTATCATTTTTACTTCACCAACATAATATATATCATCAAAGTAAGGGGAATTTGTATATGAATAAACTAGATCTGTTGGATCAACATATTTTATTGTAGTTCCTTCTGAAGTATTAAATTCGGTTTTAACAGCACCAATACCTAAAACAGTTAAATCATAGTAAAATTGTTTTTTAATTAATTCATACTTATTACCTTCCATTATAGTATTTAACGCCTGTTCCTCAGCTAATTCAACAGCTTGTTTATAATTCAACTGCATGTGTAACTTTAATTCTTCTTCTGTATCTGGTAGTAATTCTTTTGGATTTTCATAAGTATTCATGTTGAAGTTCTCTTGAGCATAATCATTAAACTCTCTTGACCTCATATCTCTTAACATGGATTCCATATATTCAGTTCTCTTACTAACACCATAAGGATCTTGTGAATAAGCTTTTATATCATATGTTCTCTCAGCAATACCATTTACAACTATATCAACAAATTTTGGTATAATAGGTACTGGTTTCCAATCTAAATTTAAATAGGATAAATCACCATTTATAGACAATTCATCCTTATACTTTTGAATAGACTGCTCACCTCTAGCGTACAATCTTAATTTATGGAAATTGTTATGATTAGTTCTATACCTATTAGAACCTCTATCATTATGAAACCACTCAGCTTCAATAGCTTTAGCTACTTTTAAACCATAATCATAACTCATTTTTTCTAAATCACTAACAACTTGACTTGGGAAAAAATTATTTAAAACAGACTCTGCCATATTTATTTTTTAATTAATTTAGATATATTACCAGTATTTGCATACTTTGCAATATTTATGTTTAGTTTTGGTTTTTCAACTTTAGCATTTGGTGCATACATATTTTTATTATTAGCCATTATAGCAAGTCCAGAACTAATAGACGCATCATGCTTTGTTCTTTTGTTTATATCAAATCTAGCCCAATCGTTTAATAATTCGTTAAAATAACAACTACCAAAAGTACCGTCTTGCTGTATTCCAACATGACTTTGAATATACATTTCTATAGCTGCCGCGTGAGCTTGTTTTATATCTTCACTAGAGTTTGGTATACCACCAACTTCTTTCTCTGCGGTAGATAATTTATTCCATATTTTATCAGGACGATTCATACTAAAACCTCTATAGCCTCGTCTTCTAAGATAATAAAGTAATCTAGGCTTGTTGTTCTCCGCGAGTATTGGCATTCCGTAAAATACTAATGCAGTTAAAACATCTTCAAAAAATATTTCTGCCGTTTGTGGTCTTGCTAAATATTCTAAAAAGAAATGATTAGCCGGTGCTTCTTCCATAGAAAATTTAGTTAAACCATGTAACGCGCCTTTAGAAC